ATATGAAGTAAGATAAATTATTTTCCAGAGCGTTTAGTCACACTTAGCCAGAACAGGCTAAGTTGTAGATATTTTCCGTCGGATTATATCACCTTCTGATACGGAAACCCATTGAGATGGGATAAGGCGGTTATGCTGTACCTTATTACTCCTGCTTATGTAACGCAACGTGCAGTCCTATCAGAGCTGAATCTACACGCTTGTGAGTTGTAATTGTCAACAGAGCTCACTCATTTCGGCCGTACATACTTTTTCCAGCCCGTTTCGTGCCGTGGTCTGCGTCCTGTTAAGGATAGTGGAAATAAGTCTCTGTCATCGTTCAGATTTTCCGTCCCTGTGATCCGAGATCCAGGTTTAGGGTGCTATAATAGGCGCTAGCACAAAGCGGGTTCCGATGAGTAATTAAATTAAAGTTGAGCCAGGGGTGGGAGTTTTTGCGGGTGCAGAGAGTTTGTTTATTATGTGTGAGCCGTGGACACGAACAGAAATCTGTCCGTTATAATAGTCCGATGTTTCTAGTACTTTTCGTGTGAATTGTTCGCGAGCTTCGATGTATGAACATTCTGCTTTGCTATTACAGTAGTATAGTATTTCTCTGGTGAAGTTGTCAACGCCTAAATTTGTTACATCTGTTGATAGTTCTAGGCTCGATCCATAATATTCACGCCAGTCGCTATCGACTTTTGTGCGGACCTTCTTTTTCTTCTTTGTGCCATTTTTAAGTTTAACTGTTTTAGTAGTTGTCTTTGAAAATTTAGCTAGCTTTTTGCCTATGTACTTGCGCCCGGATATCTTGTTGGTGATAAGATATACAAATCCTATACATTCTTCTGGTAACATTTCGATTATAATTTCTTGATAATACCAGCTCATTTTAGATTTGTTTAAGTGACATAGTTGCAATAGTAGTTATCTACTAATTGCCCTATGTCACTTTTTAAGGGGTAAAACCTTAATCATCTTAAAGAACTCGGGTTGCATACCTACTGCTTTGCAGCTAGCTAGCCTGTCTACGTTATTAACGTGGACGTGACTTTGTATTTTGTTGCAGCCTAATCTAACTGTTACATCTTCGAATTGTGTGTGCATTAATGAATAAATGCCGCGTTTACGAAACGCAGGATCTATTCCGCTTAGTATGATCCACGTCGAGTTGCTGGGCTTTAGCACATCAAATACTATATGTCCGACAACTACATTATCTATTTCTGCGTAAACCGCCATACACGCATTATGGCCGGCCATACTAGAAGTAGCGTGACCAGCCTGTATAAGTTCTGAATACAATTTTAAGAAGATAGGAGTCACTGGACTCTCGACGAGTGAGTCAGTATACTTAATGACTACTCGTTGTCCTGTCTTATCATTTAATGTTGCAATTATTTTTTCCATTATGTTTCTACCATATCCACGTCAATAGCAAAGCTAGTGAAGCCATTTTCCTTAGTTACTTTAAGGATTGTGTTTACTCGTCCAACTAGTTCATCTCTGTGACTAACTAGGAAAATATTCTTTCCTTGTTCTCGTCCCATAGTTTTGAGAATGCCAAGAGCACTATCTACACCGTTTGGGTCCATACCGCTATCAACAACTTCGTCTAGCAATGTTAAGTTAATAGGATGATTCAAGCTCTCAAACACATCACGGAACGACCAGCTTAATGATAAGATCAAACGATTACGTTCGCCGCGTGATAAGTTATCAAAGTCAAACTCTTGACCGAGCTGTGTAATCTCAACTGTTAAGTCGCTTTGGAATTTAACTTCGTGTGGCAAGCCCAATTTCTCTAAGTAATCTGCTAGCCTGTGATTTAAGTAACTCAAGTTCTGTTCGATAATTCGTTTCCGGATAAAGCTATCCTTGTTAGTTAATAGTTTAAGCAGGAACTCTTGATGCTCCTGTAGCTTACCTAACTCGTTAATCTTATCCCACGATATATCAGTTAGTGCAGTTTTCTTTAAGTGACCCACTTGATCACTATACGGATCAGTCTCTAATAGCTTGTCTTCAAACTGACGATACAAGTTCTCGATAGTAGTCTTATGATTAATGGCGTCATCTATGTTGTTATATTTCACTACCGGACTGGGCCCATTCGACTGTAATTCGCTAATTTTTGTGTCTAAAAGTGCAAGTTCTTCCACCTCTTTAGCCGCATCTGTTTGCAGTAGTGCTATGGCACCCGAAATCTCAGTTAGCATTACTTCTTGCTTAGAGTCGTGAATATCTTGTCCACAGGCGTGGCATTGGTGTTCTTTGGTAATGCTTAGTGCTGTTGATAATTCTGCAATTTGTGTATCTAATTTACGTTTTGCAGAGTTATGCCTCGACAAATCTTTGTTGTACCGTTGTAAAGTTGCTTCCTTTTCTTTCCATACGGCTAAATCTTTGTGCGCAATTAACTCTTTATCGATGTTAATATTTTCCAATTCAGCAATAGCAGCCTGCATCTTTTCAATGTCGAGGTCTCTGTTTTTTAGCCAAAGTCCGCTGCGTCGAATTAAATCATTAATACTTGATTCGATCTTGCTATTGCTTTCTTGTTGCGCTTTAATCTTAAATTCTTCTTCCTTAAGAGAGTCCTTAACTGTTTTGTTAATCTCTTTAAGGATAACGGCCTTCTCACTTAGCAATGTAATGCCAAGTAGCTGTTCGATAATCTCACGCTGGTCGTTGGCCTTTAAGCTAAGGAACGGGATAGTGTAGGTGTTAAGTGCAACAATATGTCGAAACATATCCGGACTCAACCCTAACACTCGTTCGATGTGCTCTTGGGTTAGTTTACTTTCTCCCTGTCCCTCGTCCGTGCCGCTTGCATTAACCTCGGAATCATTGACAAGGAAACGGAAGACGTTCGGTTTACGTCCACGTTCAATTTTGTAGGAGTGCCCATTCTGTTCGAACTCGACAGTAACGAGCATATTTTTTGCGTTGGTTTTGTTAACAAGATTATCTTTCCTAATATCAGTAACGGCTGTACCATACAAGCCGTAGCATAGCGCATTCAGTAAAGTTGTTTTTCCTGTTCCATTGCGACTCCCGTCGCCGCCCATATCTAAGTTGTTACCTAGTACAAGCGTTAATCCGTGCTGATCAAACTTTACACCCTGTGAGACATTGCCCACGCTCATAAAGTTTTTGACTGTTAGATTTTTTATTTTAAGCATTTATGTATTTTACGCTAGACTGTTGTAGATGTCAATGAGCATCTGTTTGTTAATAACTTCACTTTCGATTGCAGTAAGTTGTTTAAGTACAATTGCATCAACTGACTCAAATTGTATCTCACCGCCATCCCATTCAGTTGCGTGTTCTTCTTTCTTAGAAGGAATAAACGATAGTTCTCTGACACTATATAAAGTTTGAAAGTTCTCTTTAAGGAAGTTTGATTCTTCGTAGCTAATGTCAACGTCTACTGTGACTCGGGCAAATGTATTTGCATCCAAATAATTTTCTGGATTCTCAATTAGTCTACTTAGTGTAAGGGTACGAAATTTAGGAGCATCAGGCCACGCAACATATTCAGGCTTGCCTCCCCAATCCATCATCATCATTCCACGATCATCGTCCCACGTGTCTGCATATGTATGCGGAAACGGATTACCAATGTAGTGAACGTTGCCGCGATTTTGACGTTTGTGAAAGTGACCAGAAAAGACATAATCTTGATGCGGGAAGTTACCAGCATTGAGTCCGCCGTGGTCTGGCATCTCGACCATAGCGTTCATATAAAAGTTTGGAAGTTCGAAATGACCAAATACATATTTTGATTTGATCTCTTTCATCTTGCGCCATTCTTCGTCGACAAGCCACGGAACGATTGTTACGTCACCTTCTGTAAATTGTTCGTTAATAACAATCACGTTGTCTATGTTGCGAGCAAAGGGTAAACTATTAATTTCTCGCTTTTCTCTGTAATATAAGTCGTGATTACCGGAGATTAAGTAAACTTTCTCGAAGTTCTTGCTTAAAGTTTCTAAATTGCTAACTGTGTAGTTAAGCGTAGACACATTAATACTGGCACGGTGATCGTGCCAGTCTCCCAAAAAGATAGCAGTATCGCATCCATTAGCCTTTGCAGTTTTACAAAACCAATTAACAAAGTTCTCACAATCTTGATTATGGGAACGGCTATTGTTTCTGCGTCCAAAGTGAATATCGGTAAAACAAGCTACCTTCTTGAAAAGTTGTGTCATTCTTCTGTAGTTTCTTCTGTAGTTTCAGTATCATCTTCGTCTTCTGTGGATT